CAGCTTCGTAGTTTAATTTTCTACCTATAAGATATGTTGATATAACTAGTATTCTAGTATATTTTAAACTAGGGATTAATTTATGCTACAAAAACTAGGTTTTGCACCAGGATTTAATAAACAGGTTACAGAGACCGGGGCCGAGGGTCAATGGTTTGATGGTGACAATGTACGTTTTAGATACGGCAGCCCTGAAAAAATTGGTGGTTGGTCACAACTAGGTGGCGATAAATTAACCGGTGCCGGAAGAGCTATCCACAATTGGAACAATAATAATAACGAAAAATATTCAGCGGTAGGGACAAACAGAATTTTATATGTTTTTTCTGAAGGAGCTTTTTACGACATACATCCAATTAGACTTACTATTACTGGAGCTAATTTTACAAGTACATCAGGGTCACCAACAGTTACAGTAACGGTTGCTTCTGTTCATGGTTTAAAAGACGATGACATAGTATTGTTTGATGCTGTATCTGGACTATCGGGATCTACTTTTACAAACGGTATCTTTGAAGATAAAAAGTTTATGGTAACTTCCGTGCCATCGGACAAAACTTTTACACTTACTATGGCCTCTAATGAATCAGGTACGGCTATGACCAATGCCGGCACTGCTTCTGTTTTGTGTTATTACTCAGTAGGTCCTTCTCAACAACAAGGAAGTTTTGGTTGGGGTACAGGACTATATGGTGGTGTAATTAATGGTGCTGCAACAACCACTCTTGCAACTGCTTTAACAGATACAACAGGAACTACAGTTGTCCTAACAAGTTCTGTTGCGTTTCCTGCTTCAGGGACAATACAAATAGGAACAGAATTTATTACTTACACCGCTAATAACACGGGAACAGGGACCTTAACTGGTGGAGCAAGAGGTGCTAATGGTAGTACAGCTGCAACTCATAGTGCAGGTGCAGCAATAACTAATGTCACAAATTTTAATGGATGGGGACAAGCTTCTTCTTCTTCACAGTTTTCACTTAACCCTGGTTTATGGGTTTTAGATAACTACGGTACAAAACTAATAGCATTGATTTATAATAATGAATGTTTTGAATGGGACGCATCAGCAACTAATGCTGTTAATAATAGAGCAACGATTATTACAAATGCACCAACCGCTTCACGTCACGTATTAGTGTCAACTCCAGATAGACACTTAGTTTTTTTTGGAACAGAAACTACTATTGGTGATAAAACTACACAAGACGACATGTTTATAAGATTCTCGGATCAAGAAGATATTAATGAATACACTATAAGAGCTGAAAATACTGCAGGGTCTCAAAGACTTGCTGCAGGATCTAAAATTATGTCTGCTGTTAAAGGTAGAGACGCTATTTATGTTTGGACCGACACTGCATTATTCTTAATGCAATTCGTTGGACAACCTTTTACTTTTGCATTTCAACAAGCAGGGACTAACTGTGGTTTAATAGGTAAAAATGCAGCTGTTGAAGTTGATGGCTCAGCTTATTGGATGTCAGAGAATGGTTTCTTTAACTACGATGGTCAATTAAAATCTATGCCTTGTTTGGTAGAAGATTTTGTTTACTCATTAGACCCTGGTCTTGGCCTTAACTCAATACCAAGAGATCTATTTAATGCAGGTGTTAATAATCTATTTGGAGAAATAAATTGGTTCTATTGTAGTGCTGGTTCTGCTGTAGTCGATAGAGTAGTTACCTATAATTACCTGGACTCATCTAGAGAAAGACCTATTTGGACTGTGGGTAGCCTTGATAGAACTGCTTGGCAAGATTCAGCAGTATATGACAAACCCCATGCTACTTATTTTGACGCTAGTGATAATGCTTCATTCGATGTTACTGGCAATACTGATGGAAGTACGATATACTATGAACATGAGATAGGGACTAACCAGGTTAATGCAGGAGGAGCAATTACAGCAATTCAAGCTGACATTCTTTCTGGTGATTTTGATATTACTCAAAAAAGAAGTAATACAGGTCAAGCGGTAGGAACTCCTGATCTTAGAGGAGACGGTGAATACATTATGAGAATAAGTAGATTTATACCAGATTTTATTGAACAGAGTGGCACTACAAAAGTAAGTTTTACAACTAGAAACTATCCTAACAGTACACCGGTCACTACAAATTTTGACACTACTTCAGCAACAACTTTTAAAAGCACTAGAATAAGAGCTAGATCAATTTCATTAAAAGTTTCTAACACTGGTACAAATGAGAAATGGAAATTAGGTACATTTAGATTAGACATTGCACCAGGAGGAATGAGATAATGGCTTACTACACAGGACCAAGTTACGGACCTAAAGATGGAATGGCTTATACTGCTGTTATGCCTAAAGACGGTTTTCAATATAAATATGGTGAAGATGGTACAAGATATTCAGTACCTATTTTTGGAAAACCTACTACCCCTGATGGTGGTGGAAAAATAGCTAAAAATTCTGATCCCGCCACTGACCAAGAGATACGAGACGCGGGTTTTAAATATATTCCAAAACAAAAATATTTACAAAATCCTTTTGAGCTTTCAACTGCACCACCGGACACAACACCGGACGGAGGTATAACAAATACAAATGCTTTTGCTAATAGTGGTAATGACTTTAGTGTCTACAACCCAGATCCAAATTCAATAGTAAATAGAAACGCAGACTCTACTCGTTACAATAATCTTATGGAAAACTCTTACCTTAAAGGGGGTTCTAATTCTACGAATCAAATTTTTAACCCAAAATCTACTACGGATTTAGATCTTATTAGAGCTCGAAACTTATATAATTTATCTTCCAATGCTCTGGCAGGGGGAGCTTCAAAAATGAATTTAGATAATATAGGTATGTCAATGAAAGGTAGGTCTCCTGGCGAACTAGAATTTCTTAAGAAAGCTAATAATAATTTTATACAGGACAACAGACAAAACTACGGGGCAAACACACAGTACGAAAAAGACAACTATTATGATACTGTGGATAGCGCGGCCTACAACTCACAAACAGAATTAGATAAATTTAAAGACAACTACCCAGAATATTTTGATCTAAATCAATCAGGTCCTAAAAAAGGTATACCTGGTTTAATAGAAAAATATATGACAAACAGTTTTTTAGGAAAAGGACTTAATATGGCTGGAAATTTTCTAGGCAACATACTACCAACAAACAGAAGAGCAATGTTAGAAAATCAATTAGGTTCTAGAGGTATATTGGTTAATGACATTGGACAGATTGTGCAAGGTGATGGTGCTTATGATACAGCTGGTAATGTTATGGCAGGTTACAACGCCAATAAAATGACAGCAAAAACTTTTGATGATAGAATTGCAGAAGCTACCTTAAAAATGGATGATGACGGTCCATATAAACAAAAAAGATTGGATGCTCTTGAAGCAGCTAAAGCAGATTTTCTTAAATCAAAAAAAGAATCAGATTTTATGTATGACGAAACCGAAAAAGAAAAAAATAAAAAAAAGAAAAAGGGTAATATTATAAAAAGATTTCTTACTAAGAAAAAAGAAACTAAAGCTGCTGCAGATGCTAAAACTGCTGCAGATGCTAAAACTGCTGCGGAAACTCAATCTGCTGTTACAACGGGTGGGTACACCGGTACTCCTGGAGGAAATACTGGAGACCCTGGAGGAAATTTTGCCAACATAGATAATAGTGGTAAAAATTATGGCCCTTATAGTAGAGCTTCTTCTGCACCTAGTTATACTGCTGCAGATAATAATAGGGAATCCCAAAGAGGACAGACAAGCGCACCTAGTAAAAACGCACCTAGTAGAAGTTCTTCTTATTCGTCTTCTAGAGGTTCAAATTTTGGAGGAAGATTTCATGGTGCAGATGGTGGTAGAGCTGGATACTTTTTTGGTGGTAGAGCAGGATACGCAGAAGGTGGAGCTATTTACCCAAGACTAGGTACTTTAAGTTCTGGTGTACAATCTGCTGAACAACAATTACAAGGTATCAATGCTTCACTACAGAAAGCTGAATCTGATTTAGGTTCAGACTCTCCTGGTGGTGGATCAAGTCTAGCAGGCGGTCCAAGTTTCACATCTAATTTTGAAGACGCTAATAACCAGGGTCCCGGTAGCAATCTTCTTTTTGGTGGTAGTGATGGTACTATTAACAATACGGCAGTGCCTAAAACTGGTGGTAATTTTACTGGTTCTGACGCACCTCTGTATATGAATTCTCAAAACACTCCAGGTTCACCTAATTATGGTGGTGACAAACCCATCTTGTCCCCTATGCCAGTACCAGGTAATCCTGAGCTTGCAGGTCCAGTAAGTTCAATTGGAGGAGGAGACCCTTATAAGAACACAATGATGACTGGATTGAGTCAAGATGGTCAACGATTTGATTCTGCTCAAAGTGCGTTTGATGCTCTTGCAGAACAAACTCGAAAGTATCGTGAGTCTAGTCCCTATAGTCGAGACGTTATTGGAACTGAACGTTATCGAGGTGAAGAAGGATTTAAAAATTTTACTAATTATTTTAATAAAATAAATAATCCAAGCTACACTGCACCACAATTACAAGGTCAATTACAATATTCAGGCGGAGGCTTAGGAGGATTATTTGCAGGTAAAGGTGGTATTGCAGGATCACTAGAAGCTTTTGGTGAAGGTGCAACAGCTAATCCATATGCACCACCAAATCGAGTAAATGATATGATGCAGAATGATCCAAGATTTCAAAATATTCAAACAAGTGGACAACAAAAGACAACATTAAACCAAGGACTAGGCGGTCTTTTATAATGGCAAAAATTATTCAATCATTAACCAGAGCAGCTAAAGAATATGAACAAAGAAACATACAATCTTTAGTCAGGGATCTAGATAGTGTGATTACAAAATTAAATTCTTCTTTCCAAGAAGAAGTAAAACAGGAGATAGAAGCTAAGAGTTTCTTTTTAGAATAATGGCAGTAGTAAACCAATACAAATTTAAAGGTATAGATAATGATACAACTGGTAATGCTTTAGTTCCATTTGGAGCGGGTAATCCTTTGGTAAATGAAACTATAATTATTAAATCATTGCTTGTT